ATGAGTGACCTAAGCGACGATGCGTTGTGGTTGCGGAGGACCAGCGCATTACGCCGCCTGGAGGACCTGCCGGACATAACTTGCCCGCATTGCGGACGGCAGATGCAGCGGGAGGGCGCCGATTACAAGTGCGCCTGCGGCTGGGGGTTCAAAGTCCTGTCCAGGGCGGATTATTCCGCAAGGGACCTTCGGGGGACACGGGACCCTGACGGCCTCCTGCCCTGCTGGCGCAAGAGATTCCGGGGCCCTGTGGCAGTGCCAGGGCCGGAGGAGGTCAGGGCCCGCGCAGCGGTGCTGCGCGCCTTCCGCGAGCGCGCAAGGGAACTGGCGGCGCGAGCCAGGCGAGGAAAGGAGGATGAGACATGAGTGCGGTGCGCGACACGTGGGGGACGGCCCTGGTACTTGCCTTGACGCTCGCGCTCCTGGGCGGCTGCTCGCTCGTGAGCTTCACGAGGCGCTCGCCGCCGCCCATGCCGCAGCCCCTGCGGCCCGGCCCCACCATCGTCGAGATGGAGGCGGCGCTGCTTCAGTGGGCCGAGGACGCGGCTGCGCTGGTCGAGAGCAAGGGCGCGGAGCCGGGCGCGCCGCTCGTGGCGCAGATGCGAGAGGCCATCCGGGCCGGGAGCCTGCGTGCGGGCAAGCCGACGGATCCGCTGCCGAAGCCTGAGACGACCGCCGAGCGGCTGCCGGCCGTGGACTCGGCCATCCGTTCGCTCCAGGCCGAGAACAAAGCGCTGCGGAAGGCGGAGGCCGAGTGGTGGGCTGAATACGAGCGGCTGCGCGGGACACCGGTGAAGACGGGCTGGCGGCTTGGCAGCGGGGCGCTGGGCTGGGTGTTCTGGGTGATCGTCGGCCTGGCCGCGCTCGGGGCGATAGGCGTGCCCGTGATCCCGTGGCTATCGAGCGCGCTCGCGGGCGCGAGGCGGGTCACGCGGCAGATCGTCGAGGCCATCGAGGATTTCAAAGCTGACGGCGCGCCGCAGGAGGTGACCAGGCTCAAGGCGCATCTCGCCGAAAGCATGGACCGCGATGCGAAGCTCGCCGTCGACAGGATCAGGAGGGCCTGATGAAGAAGCATCTCATCGCAGAGACACAGAGAGCGCAGGGCGAGACCAGCAGGCGCTACAAGTGGTTCGAAGTGCAGGAGCTTCCGCCCTGCGGGCGACGCAAGACGCCCCTGTACGTGATAACGCGGCGGGACAGCACGATTGCCCTCGGCCACATCGAGTGGCACGGCCCCTGGAGGCGATTCGTCCTTGTGCCCGCGGAGCTATCCGTTTGGAGCGCGGGCTGCCTGGCCGACGTCCAGGATGCGATTCGTTGGGCCGAGCAGCGGAGGAGAGACAAAGCATGATGCGCTACATCGGCTGGCCCGCCCTCTGGACGCTCATGTTCACGGCGCTCGCAGGCTGGGTCTTTCCGGCGCTGGTCGGCAAGTTCAGCGAGAGCGCCGGCGACTGGCTCAGAAACAATCGCAGCAAGTGGCTGCCATTCCTTGCCCTGGTCTGGGCGGCCCGGCGGCTATTCTGGCTGTGGCGATATGCGGTTGTGGCCGCTTTCTGGGGCTACTTGGTTTCCATTACGGAGCGGCGCTATTCGAGCCGATGGGATACCTGGGCTCCTGCGATGTGCCGCGCTTGTGGATGGGCGGGTCCGGGCCGCTGGGCCACGCACGGCTACGAGGATGATGGTACTGGCGAGGACGTTGAACCGATGGATTATTGTCCCAACTGCGGAACGGAGCTCTGGGCGTGATGGAGACAACGAAAGCGCTCTGCCAGCAGATCGGCGAGGAGCTGAGGCGATGATGCGTTATGTCGGCTGGCCCGCCCTCTGGACGCTTGTCTTCACCGGCCTGGTAGGTTTCGTCTTCCCTGAGCTGGTGGGCCTGATGAGCGACGCCGTGCGCGACTGGCTGGTCGACAATCGCCGGAGGTGGCTGCCGCCGATCACGGCGGTTGCCTTCGTGTTCTACGTGGCGCTCGCCGCCACCGGGAGGCCCTACCAATGAGAGCGGACCGACAAACGGAGGCGGAGCACATCAGGGTGCTGCTCGAAGAGAGCAGCCGCGAGGTGCGGGAGCTCAGGGCGCTGCTGCGGTGCGCCCGCGAGGCGCGGCGGCAGCTCAGGGCTCTACTGCTCGAGGTGCAAAGCGACGAAACGGAGGCGGCGTATGGGGCTGAGTGAGGAGCAGAAGGAGCTGCGCCGCACGGGCGTCACGGCGACGGACGTGCCGAAGATCCTGGGCGAGAGCCCGTGGGCGGGGCCGTTCGACGTCTGGGTGGAAAAGGTGCACCCGGAGCTCGCGGGCCAGCCGGACACCGCGGCGACCAGGCGCGGGCTGCGTGCGGAGCCGTTCATTGCTGCAACCTACCAGGAGCTCACGGGCGTCGAACTCGAGGAGCCGGGCGAGACATTCCGGCATCCCCGGCACGAGCTGATCCTGGCGACGCCCGACCGCTTCGCCCTGCTGGGCGGGCGGCGTAGCTACATCGTAGAGCTCAAGAGCCAGAACTGGCGAAAGCGCGCCGAGTGGGGGGAGCCGAGCACGGCCGAGGTGCCCATGCTCTACCTGCTGCAGGTCCAGTGGCAGATGAAGGCCTGCGAAGAGCTCGTCGAGCGGCCGCACTGCGACATCGCCGTCGCCTTCGGCCTGGAGGAGAGCGACTTCGCTCGCTACGCCGTGCCGCGAGACGACGAGCTCATCGGGCTCATGATCGAAGAGGTCGAGCGCTTCTGGCGGGACCACATCGTGACGGGCAGGCCGCCGGAGGAGGTCGGCGGGAACGAGCGGACGCGCCAGGCGCTCACCCAGCTCTACCGCCAGCGCAGGAAGGGAATGCTGGAGGCCACACCCGCCCTGACGCAGGCGGCAGAGCGCTGGCGCCAGCTGGACGCCGAGATCGCCCGCCGCCAGGCAGAACTGGAGGAGATCAAGAACGCCTTCCGGCGGGTGATCGCCGAGGACTACGGGGTCGCCGGGCCCTGGGGCAAGGTGATCTGGACGCAGGCCAAGGACAGGCGGGTTGTGGATGAGAAGGCGGTCCTGGCCGAGGTGGTCGAGCGCGCCGGCATCCCGCCCGATGAGCTCGAGCAGATCCGCGAGCGGCACAGCGCGGTGCGGCCGGGCGGCCGGTCGCTACGTAGCTACTTCGACGAGGCATATTTCGAGAAGGGGGAGGGCTGAGAATGGGGAAGGCCGTCGAGAAAACAGAAGGCAAGGCGAAGACGCTGATGGAGTACCTGAAGGCCCGCACGGGGCAGATCGAGAATGCGATGGCTGCCATGGCACAGCGCCACCTGGGCTCGGAGCAGATGCTGCGGCTGTTCCTGCTCGCGGTGAGGCGCACGCCGAGGATCCTGGAGTGCAGGCCGGATTCGGTGGTGATGGCGCTGTGCAAGGCGGCAAGCGTGCAACTCGACCCGAGCGGCGTAAACGGCGAAGGGCACCTGGTGCTGTACTGGAACGGCCGCAGGCGATGCTACGAGCTGGAGTTCATCCCCGGCTACCGGGGTGTAGTGCTCAACCTGCGGCGGTCCGGGGCGGTAGTGGACGTGGAAGCCAGCGCCGTGCTGGACACCGACGAGTTCGAACACGAGAAGGGCCTGAGCCCCCGACTCCGGCACGTGCAGGACGAGAAGGCGTTCTACGATCCGGAGGAGGCCTGGGACCACATTCGCTGCGCTTATGCGGTGGCAACGCTCCCTGACGGCACGAAGAAGTTTCACATCGTGCCGCGCGGCTACCTGGAGCGCATCCGCGCCCAGGCCACGCGCAACGACGAGAGCCGAAGCGGCCCATGGTTCGCCTGGCCCGAGGCGCAGTGCGCCAAGACGGCCGTCAAGCAGCTTGCCAAGCTCCTCGTGTTCGACCGCGACAGCCTGGCGGCGCGGACCCTTGAGCTCGACAACGCTGCGGAGTCGGGCGGCGAGGCGGCCCTGGACGTGGACGTGATCAAGGTCGCGGAGGACGTCGAAGGCGGCTCGCGCACGGAGGATGTCCTCGAGGCGGCAAAGCAGCGCCTGCGTGGGCGGCGGACGAGCAAGCCCGCCGCGCAGGACAAGGATGAAAAGGCGGAGGCGGCGAAGCCGGTGTCAGGCCATCCCAGTGCCGAAGACAGAAAGGAGGGCGACAAAACAGGCACACCGTCTGAAAGTCCCCAGGCCCAAAGCAAAACGCCGCCTCCGCCTATCGAGGTGCGGCTGCTGAAAAGCTCCGAGCAGCTGGTGCGCGGCAAGTGGGTCGCGGTCGCCACCGTGGCGACGGAGGAGGGCGACTTCTACATCGAGCGCAACCAGCTCGACGAGAGCCTGCGATGCAACGCGTGCACCGGCGCGACCGACTGCCCACATTGCCGGAAAACACAGGAGCTGCTGACGGCGGACGTCCCAGAACACGAGATCCCGTTTTGAGGCTGCAACGCCTGGGAGGATCCCATGAGCGACAAGGCGTGGAAGCAGCTCGAGCGGCGCGTCGCCGCTTACTTCGGCGGCAGGCGCAACAGCCTGTCTGGCCAGACCAGCAAGGCGGGCGCCGGCGACGTGCTCCACCCGCACCTGGTGGTGGAATGCAAGCATCGCAAGCGGCACGCCGCCGTGCGCCTCTGGGACGACTGCAACGAGCTCGCCAACAGGGAGGGCAAGCTGCCCGTGGTCGTCCTGGCCGAGCGCAGGAGGCCAGGATTCTGGATTCTGGTGCACTCGGATGACCTCTGCGCCGTGGCGGCCTGCCATGCCCAGCGGCGTGCCATACGGGCAGGTATCTCCCGGTGTGGCGATCCGGCTGGGCGAGCGCCGCGCTGCAACTGCCGGAATCTCTGATAAACGCAGAAGGCCCTTGATTCCGGCGGCGAAAGAAGCCTCACTGGGGGCGCGTAAAGGGTCGCGTACGTGGGAGATATGCGCATGAGCGAAGACCAGAACGAAGCCTCACTAGCTAGCACATGGGCGCGCGTTCCCATCGCTGTCGCGCGCCGCATCAACCGCACTTGCGGAGGCTCCGCCTTCTATACCTACGTCGTTTTGCGCTCATTCGACAATCCGCAGCAACCCGGCGAGTGCTTCCCGTCGGTAGAGGCCATCGCCGAACGTTCTGGCCTTTCAGTGCGGTCTGTGAAGCGACATATTGCCAAGCTCAAGGCGGCCGGAGCGCTCATAGCCGAGGGTCGCGGTCGGCACACGAACCGGTACTACTTCCCGTTTGCCTGCAGGGAGAGGGGCGACTCGGGCACCGGTGTTTCGGGTGCAGGTGATGGGAGCAATGTGGGGACAACGGGTGGCCCCATAAAGGATGTTGTGGGGCCAACAGGTGGCCTCACAAACGGCGTTGTCAGGACAACGGGTGGCCCCATAAAGGATGATGTGGGGCCAACAGGTGGCCCCACAACCTCGAATGGCGACATTTATGGGGACAACCCTGGGCATTTTGTGGGGCCAACAGGTGGCCTCACACCCCCCCTAACAACCCCCCCTTTACAAGGTGTACCAGACCAGTACCCGACCACCACCGCCCCTGTACGTACTGCTACTCGTCAGGATGAGCCGGCCGAGAGCGCCCAACTACCGGTGGTGGTGGTAGAGTATTTGGAAAGGCATCACGTCGGCAGGGAGACCCTGGACGTATTGCATGGTCAACTCGCGCGCGCCATTGCCCAGCATGGCGAGGAGCCCGTTAAGTGCGCCTTGGCCGAGCTCGCCCATGCGCTGGGCAACGGCCAGCGCCCATCCTGCCCGCAAAAGCTGCCGAACTACTTCGCACCGATGCTGGCGCGCCACGTTCGCCAATGCCTGCGCGAACGCCGCGAGCGGGAGCGCGCCGAAGCCCAGGCCAGGGCCGAGAAAGAGCGCATGAGTCCTCGCGCCTCCTGCAGGCCATGCGAGGCCACGCGGCACCGCGAGCACCATAGAAATGGGTCCTCCCTGAGGCCCCTTCGGCCTCGAGGGCGCGCAGAACAACCGCAAAGCCGAGCACACTTTCTTTCGCGTGTGGGATTGCGAGGAGACCAGAGGAACATCGATACGAGGGCAAGCGCTGCAGATGAACCAGTGGCGTAAAGACATAGCAGCATGGCGCATGGGACAGGGCCTCTACCTGTCCGTCCCCTTCACGTGGCTGCTGCCCAAGGCGAGGAGGCTAGCGGAGGCGCACGGAGGCCCCGTCTACGCCGGTGGGCCGGCCGTGGACCTCATGCCCGACGTGCTCGCCGACGTCGCCATCCTGGATGAGCCCTGCCCGGTGCCGCCACTTGCCCTGCACAATCCCCTGGCCACATTCACGACGCGGGGATGCCCAAATCGGTGCCCGTTCTGCGCCGTGCCGAAGATTGAGGGCGACCTGGTGGAGCTCAACTACTGGCCGGTGCGGCCGGTGGTCTGTGACAACAACCTCCTCGCGGCCAGCCGCCGGCATTTCGACCGGGTGATCGACCGCCTCAAGGTCCTGCCCTACGTGGACTTCAATCAAGGCCTGGACGCCCAGCTGTTTAGGCCTCACCATGCGCGGCGAATCGCGGAACTCAAGGCCGCCAAGATGCGGTTCGCGCTTGACGGGGCCGGGGCCGAGGCAGTGGTGGCCGACGCCGTGGCCCTGGCCCGGAAGCACGGCCTGCGCGACATCGGCGTATACGTGCTGATCGGCTATGGCGACACGCCGGATTCTGCCTATCATCGGCTCGAGACAGTGCGATCCTGGGGCATCCGGCCGAATCCCATGCGCTACCAGCCGCTGGATGCGCTGGAGAAGGATAGCTATGTGGCGCCGGGATGGACCGAGCGGGAGCTCCGCCGGATGATGCGCTACTACAGCCGCCTGCGCTGGCTCGAGCACATTCCTTACGGGGATTACCGGCCGACAAGCGACGATGGCCAGACCATGCTGTTTGAATCCTCTCGAGTGGGAGCATGCCCATGAAAATCGAAATGCGGGACATCGAGCAAGTGAAGGAGTATGAGGGGAATCCGCGCCGGAACGAGGACGCGGTGGACGCGGTGGCCAACTCCATCCGCGAGTTCGGATTCAGGCAGCCCATCGTAGTGGACGAGGAGGGTGTGGTCATCGTCGGGCACGCGCGTCTCAAGGCAGCCGTGAAGCTGGGGCTGAAGAAGGTCCCTGTCCACGTGGCGCGGGGTCTCAGCCCCGAGCAGATTCGGGCCTACCGCCTGGCCGACAATGCCACGCGGGACCTCTCGGAGTGGGATTACGAGCTGCTTCCCATTGAGCTTGGCGCGCTCAAGGATGCCGGCTACGACCTGGAGCTTATCGGCTTCCCTGAGGACGAGCTGGCCGAAATCATGGATACCGGTGAGCTGAAGGAGGGCCTGACCGACCCCGACCAGGTGCCGGAGCCACCCGATGAGGCAATCACGCGGCGGGGCGACCTGTGGATTCTCGGCGGTCACCGGCTGCTCTGCGGGGACGCCGGCGAGGCAGAGGAGGTGGATCGCCTCCTCGAGGGCGGGGCCATCCAGCTGGTGAATACGGATCCGCCCTACAACGTGCGCGTCGAGCCTCGCAGCGCTACGGCCATTGCCGCAGGCCTCAGCTCGTTTGCGCCGGACCCCTACGGGCGCAAGAGGAAAGGCTTGATGCACCACCAGGCCTTCGATGTTGCCCGCGGCGTCATTGACCCGAGCAAGGCGCGGGCGAAGATGCGCGCCAAAGACCGGCCACTGGAAGGCGACTTCCTCCCGGACGAGGAGTTCGCCGCGCTGCTCCGGTTATGGTTTGGACAGGTGGCCCGAGTGCTCGAGCCAGGCCGGGCCTTTTACATTTGGGGAGGATACTCGAACGTCGGCAACATGCCGGCAGCCCTGGCGGACTGCGGGCTCTACTTCTCACAGGCCATCATCTGGGTCAAGGGCCACCCCGTGATGTGCCGCAAGGACTTCATGGGCAACCACGAGTGGTGTTTCTATGGTTGGCGCGAGGGCGCAGCGCACAAGTTCTTCGGGCCCCCGAACGTGGCCGACGTGTGGGAAGTGAAGAAGACGCCCCCGCAGAAGATGCAGCACCTGACCGAGAAGCCGGTCGAGCTGGCGGTGCGTGCGATCCAGTACTCAAGTCGCCCGGGCGAAAACGTGTTTGACCCGTTCGGCGGCTCTGGCTCGACGCTCATCGCATGTGAGCAGGCGGGCCGGCGCTGCTACATGATGGAGGTCGACGCCCTCTACTGCGACGTCATCGTCCGGCGGTGGGAACAGTTCACCGGCCAGAAAGCTCAACGGGAATAAGCAGAACGATGAGCACGAAACGCCGAGGCGTCTACCCCCGGTACCCGACAGAGTTACACAAGTCAGGTATCAAACAGGCTTCCCTGGGAAGGCAGCGGAAGCGCGTTAACTCCAGCCGCTTTGGCAATCCGGCGCAAGTTCCTGTCGTCGGAGTAGAATTCCGCCAACTTGAAGACCTTCGCAGATGCTATGATCTTCACATCATCGTAGATATCTGTCTTACTCTTGTTCTCACTCGCTTCGAGTTCCCTTATCACCTCTTGCGTGTCTGGCAACTGGTAGATACAAGCCGCTTCCATCGCCACGCGGGCATCGTATGGGATTATGAGGGCGGCATAGAAGCGATTCATCTCGTTCGGCCTGTACCGTCGCAGGAGCTCTTCAAGCGAGATGACGGACAGTGCGAGGCGTACATTTCGTTCCTTCAGCCTGGCAATCAGCGCTTTGGCTTGTCGAACCTTGTCTGGCCTCGCCTTCGGTCTCGATTCAAATGCCCAAGCGATGATCTGAGTGTCCATGCCGATGACTGGCTTTGGGCTATGATCGCGCGGGCTCACCGGCGTTTCTCCAGGTCATCCGCTTTCCTCGAAGACGCGCCGCAGAGCATTGAAGGCCTCATTTGCGTGCACATCCTTATAGGTGCCGAGGCGCTGTGCCCGAAACGCGCGCAGCTCGCCCGTCGCGGCATCCCATGTGGCAGTTCCTTCGAGCACGACATGTGTGTAAAGCCTGGTCCCTACTTTCTTGCACAGGTCTTCATCGGCTGCACATATGATCCGTTTGTCAGGTGGGATGCGGAGAGCAATCCGTGGGGTAGCCCCTCCCACATCTTCCACGACGCCGAAGAGAGAAGTGCCACCTTCTATAGGGACAGTCGTACCGGGAAGCTCTTCCTCAGCGAATTGGCGCACGACCGCGACCGTTTTGCCTCTGCGAATTACCTCCAGGTCAACGCCGCGCCTTGTGGCGATTCTGCGCAAGGCTTGAATCGACTGCTGCGCCAGCTCGGGCAAGGTCTCGAGTTCGTTGGTCCGGATGGCTTGCGAATAGGTATCGATTGCAGGCTCAGCCAGATCTGGAACAGGCGAGCTGACTGCCAGCTCCGTGCTTCCTGCCTCTCTGATGCTCACGAGCGCGACAAGGAAATCGTCCGGCAGCGGCTGACCTTGTCTGCTCTGCCGGGCGAGAGCGGTAATGCCTTTCTCGATTTCGGAAAGGATTTGGACGAGCTCGCCGATCGGCAGTCGGTCAGGGGTGACATCGCCTGGCAGTCGCACCGCCATCAGCTCTTCGTATCGACTCTGGTCCATGCCGCCTCCCCGTCCGCAGCTGATGTCGACCACATTTTAGCGCAATGCACGGTCTGCTCGTCAAGAGAAACCCCGCCTGATAAGGCGGAGATGAGAGGGGATGGTTGATGGTGAACTCAGCGTGCCAGTTCGAACTTGCCCCTGGCGATCTTGCGGAACCGGGCCTGCTCGCCCTTCCTCTGAATCTCTCGCAGGATGGCGGCATAGATGGTGGCCGCCGGTGTCTTGCCATGGGACTGCCAGTAGCCCTTCTCGAATGCGCGCTCGACGATGGCCTTGCACGAGAGCGGCTCGTTGGCCTCCTCGAGCACCTTGGCCGCGGCGTCCAGGCCGCTTGCCTTGCTCTTTCGCGCCGTGTGCGCCTCTGGCGCGTTCTTCTCGTCGTTGGTGGCCTTGGCCTTGGCCTCGGGTTTCTTTGCGCCCTGCGGCCTCCTGGTGCGCCCTGTGGCCTCATCTGGCGGCTCTCCCAGGGCCGCCTCGCCTCGGCCAAGGTAGGCATCCCAGATGCACCGGAGGCGCTGGGCGCTCTTGATGCGCACCTGCCGGTTCGTCTGCTGGTTCGTTCCGATCCAGCCGCCCCTGGGGTGTTCCTCGTCGAGGACCACCGGGACCACATTGCCCGACACCTTGACCGCATACACCTCGCCGATTTGTACTTCGGCCTTCTTCATGGCCACACCTCCCGTGGTGGGAAAGAAACGATGCCCGGCGCACGGTGCGCCGGCGATTCACGAGTCCTCCCGCCCCGCCGCTGCTTCAGCGAGGGCCTCCTTGATGTCCTCGTGGTCCTGCTGGGCCAGGAAGGCCAGTGCCTGGATCAGCAGGTCTCTGAGGTGGCCGAGGTCGCCAGCGTGCGCGAACGTCAGGCCCTCCTTCTCGGCGTACGCGGCATGCTCGATGAGCTCGAGCTCCAGCCAATCCAGAAGCGCGGCGATGTCGCGTTTCCGGCTCGTGTAGAGTTCCTTCGCGTCCACAGGCTTCTCCTTTCAGTCGGCAAAGTGCTGAAGAATGAGCTCGTATGCGGCCACGTCGCCGCACGAGCCCTCGAATCCCTCGAGGCTGCGGTGCAGTCCCCGGGCGAACTCCCGAATGGCCTCCGGGTCGCCGGCGTCGCAGGTCCGGCTCGTGCCGGTGCGGCCCAGGTCGACGATGATCAGCCCGGCGGCCTTGCCGATGGCGGCCGTGTGCCCGGGCCTGCCTTCTACCTCGATGCGTTCGATCCGCATTCTCCTATCTCCCTTCTGCGTAATGGCTTACCGCCACCTCCATCACCACACATGAGGGCATGTTTCGGCGGAAACATCAAGGCCATTCTGCGGAATTTCGCGGCTTTTTTGCGGCCGTCGCAACCCTTTACGGCATCGAGCGATACGACGTGGCGCCGGGGTTGGACGGGCGAATCCAAGGCGAGACGGGCGAGCGGCGGGGGCCGTGAGGAACCCCGGACCGACGGAGATGGCGCCTCCGGCGGCCTTTGTTCGCCGCCCGCCCGCGTGAGGACTCTTTCAGCATAGCACACACGGTCACGGGGTAAAGCGAATGCAGGCCGACGAGGCCGCGGTCGGGCAATCGGGCCCTCGACCCTGCCGCGCTGAAGCCCGAGGAGGCGGCGCGGATGCTCGGCGTGCGCCTCGAGGTCATCGAAGCGGACCTGGAGGCCGGCGCCCCGCGCAACGCGGACGGCACTATCAACCTGGTGCACTACGCGGCCTGGCTGAACGTGGCTTGCGAGGGAAGCGAGCAAACGCGTCGCGAGCCCGAAGGGCGAGTCCCGAAGGGATGCGACGCCGAAGGCGCGCACAACCTGAAGCTTCGCGAGGCCGGCGATGGCGAAGCTTGACCCGCGGGCCCTGCGGCCCTCCGAGCTGGTGCGGCTCCTCAACTCCACTCCGCTCGGCGTCGTCACGGCGGACCACGTCCTGTGGCGGCAGCAGAACCGCGCCGGCTATCGCATCGGCGACGGCAGGCGGATTGACCTGGTGCGCTACGTGGCCTGGCTGCTGCGCGAGCGGGAGGCGGCACGCGCGGAGGGCGAGAAGATGAGCGGCTCGGAGGGCTACAGGGGCGTCAAGGAGCGGGCCAGGGCCAGGGCGGCGCGCCTGAGCCTGGAGGGGCGCGACATAGCCCCCCTGCCCCCGGTTGCCAACCCCGAACGCAAGGCGCGCGCCTGCGCCGAGCTGCGCCTCTTCTGCGAGACCTACTTCCCGGAGACCTTCTGCCTGCCCTGGTCGGCCGACCACCTGAAGGTCATCAGCCGCATCGAGCAGGCGGTTCGGCGAGGGGGCCTGTTTGCGCTCGCCATGCCGCGCGGAAGCGGCAAGACCAGCCTCTGCGAGACGGCCTGCCTGTGGGCGGTGCTCACGGGCGCCAGGGGCTTCGTGGCGCTCTGGCGCTCATCGGCTCCGATGAGGGACACGCAGAGAACATGCTGGCGGCGCTGAAGAGCGAGCTTGAATGCAACGACCGGCTGCTGGAGGACTTTCCGGGCGCGCTCTACCCCATCCGGTGCCTGGAGGGCATCGCAAATCGCTGCGCCGGGCAGCTCTACGAGGGCCGCCGCACGCACATCGAGTGGACGGCGAAGGAGATCGTCTTTGCGACCATACCGGGCGAGCCGGCGAGCGGGGCCATCATCAAGGTGGCGGGCCTGACCGGCCGCATCCGCGGCATGAAGCACAAGAAGCCCGACGGCTCGAGCGTGCGACCGGACCTGGTGGTGCTGGACGACCCTCAGACGGACGAGTCGGCGCGGAGCCTCTCGCAGTGCCAGACGCGCGAGAGCATCCTGGCGGGAGCGGTGCTGGGTCTTGCCGGCCCGGGCAGGAAGATAGCCGGCTTCATGCCCTGCACGGTCATCCGGCCCGGCGACATGGCGGACCGCATCCTGGACCGCGGGAAACACCCGGAGTGGCAGGGGGAACGAATGAAGATGGTCTACCGCTTTCCTGATAACCAGGCGCTCTGGGAGCGCTATGCGCAGATCCGCACCGACGAGCTCCGCGCCGGCGGGGACGGAAGGAAGGCCACGGAGTTCTACCGCCTCCACCGCGCCGAGATGGACGCCGGCGCCGAGGTGGCCTGGCCGGAGAGGCACAATCCGGATGAGCTGAGCGGCATCCAGCACGCCATGAACCTGAAGCTCAGGGACGAGGCGGCCTTCTGGTCTGAGTACCAGAACGAGCCCATGCCTGAGGAGCTCCCAGAGGAGGTCGAGGCGCTCGATGCTGACTCCATAGCCGCCAAACTCAACGGGCGCGAGCGGGGTGCGGTGCCGGAGGGATGCACCCTCCTGACCGCCTTCGTGGACCTGCACCAGAAGGTGCTGTTCTGGGCCGTCTGCGCCTGGGAGGCGGACTTCACGGGCTACGTGGTGGACTACGGGGCGCACCCCGACCAGGGGCGGCCCTACTTTACCACCCGCGACGTGCAACGCACCCTGGGGCGGGTCTACCGGGGGAGGGGCCTTGAGGGGGCTATCTACGCCGGGCTGGAGAGGCTCTGCGCGGAGCTGCTGGGGCGCCAGTTCAAGCGGGACGATGGGGCGCTGATGCGCATCGAGCTGTGCCTGATAGACCAGGGCTGGCAGCGGGACCTGGTGCATCAGTTCTGCCGCCAGTGCGCGCACGGCGCGGCGCTCATGCCAGCCCGCGGCACGGGCATCACGGCCTCGCAGAAGCCCATCAGCGAATACGACCGCAAGAGGGGCGACCAGATAGGGCTCGCCTGGTGGATACCGGGGGTGCGCGGGCGGCGGGCCCTCAGGCACGTCGAGGTGGACACGAACTGGTGGAAGACCTTTGTGCACGAGCGCCTGGCGACGGCGATGGGGGATCGGGGCTGCCTGTCGCTGTGGGGCAGGCGCCCGGAGCGGCATCGGCTCTTCGCCGAGCACCTGACGGCGGAGTATCGGGTGCGCACGGAGGGCCGGGGGCGGACGGTTGACGAGTGGAAGCTGCCGCCCTCGAAGCCCGACAACCACTGGCTGGACTGCCTGGTGGGCTGCGCGGCGGCGGCGTCGATGCGCGGGGTCCATCCGCCGGGGATGGCGCCGCAGGCCCCGGCGGGGGGGATGCGGCGGAAGGTGAAACTCTCAGAGCTCCAGCGGAGGAAGCGGCTTGAACGGGCGCGCGCGGGCGGCAGATGAGCGCGGGCGACGGGAAGAGGGCGACGGCCTCATCTGTCCCCGCTGTGGATGCAGGCACCTGAGGGTCCAGGCCACTCGCCGCTGGCTCAGCGGCAAAGTGCTGCGGGTGAGGGTCTGCCGCCACTGCGGCTACAAGCTCCGCACCGTGGAGGTGCCGGCGGGTCCGCCGCGAGAGGCGCTCTAAGGGTCGGGGAGGGGACTTTCAGAGGGTTTCCGGGCAACACCGCGCCTCACGAGAGGGCCTCTGGATGCAGAATTTGTGCACGAAACGAGCGCCATGGTAGCTTAACGTTCACTTGGCCTGCTCGTGTTTCCGGCCTCGGGTGTGCTTACGCCACCGTTGTTGATACGCCGCGCAAAGATGCCTGGGGAGGCGGCTACCAGACTGAAGCATCCTGTCGATGGCATCTATCCCGTCCTGGGGGGTGACAATTCGCCCGCGTACCAATTGCTCCAGAACCCAGAGGGTTCCGTGAACTTCGATCCCCTCGGACTCTGCGGTTTTCCTCAAGTCTGCATCCCCTGTCAGTACGACGGCATTGAGCCTTCGTGCAAGAACGAGCAATGACAGGTCGATTCGCCCAGCTCGCGGGTACCGCTCGCCCAGTTCAATCACTCTCAGGATTTCGCCTCCGGTGAGATCTTCTTCCCGGAGCCCCATTCGTTTGAGCGCCTGAGCGTCCGGCCTGCGCAGTTGCTGTACGACGAGGTCTGGCGCGACGAAATCGAAATGCATACGGAAGACCGCCTTCAGCAGCCCGGCGTGGTGAAGGTCAATCCATATGTTCGCGTCAATGACAGCTACTGGGCGTGGCTGAACCATACCGATCGAATTCCTGTCGGAGCTTTTCTAATTTCTCGCCCAGCAGCTCGGCCACACGCGAGGGCGAGGCGTAGCGTTCGGCATAGGCTATTGCCCCCAGCGCTTTCATTCGCTGAGGTTCTTCGGCAGGAACCTCAGGACCGGGCTCTTCCTTGTGCCAACCACGGCGTCTGAATTCTTTGAACAGTCTGCGGCTGTACGCCTGCTTTATGATGCCAAGGTCGCCAGCGCGGTATATCCACGCCTGCATGCTCAGGCCGTACTTGCGCTTCAGGCGCCGCAACTCCCAAAGCTCCAGGGACTGCCGGTTTGGCCCCAGTTCCTGAAGAGCGGCTGACCTGGGCACCAGGAAGGCTGCCGCAAAACGAAAAGCCACTTTCTCCGGGTCCAGCCGGGCCGCCGGCTTCAAGAGCAGGTGACCGAGCTCGTGGGCCGCGCTCAGGCGCTGGCGATCGCCCGGAACATCGCGCTTTATGACGATGACATACTGGCCGGCTTCGGTCTCGAAAGTCAGGCCGTCGAATCCTACAGATGCGTCGACGGCGCATACTCTTATCCCCATGCCTTCCAGCACCTCTACGACAGAGTTGATCGGGCCCAGACCCAGCTTCCACGCCTCTCGGAGCTCGACCGCGCGGTCCTCCGCCTCGTCCATTGAATGGACCAGACGAGGGAAAGACTTCGGCATCACGAAGCGCTGGTAATAAGACCCCGGCAGGAAGCTTTCCAGTTCGAGGTACCGCTCGAGCCACTCCCGGACTCTTTCCTCGATAGCCTGGCGGTCTTTCTGGCGTAGCCGAGAGCAATGGGCCCGGTAGGCCGGTTGTATGACCCGAGGCATGGGTGCGGGCCTGAGGAAGAAGTCCACCTGGACGTCCACGGCCCGAGCTATCCTCAGCAGGACGGCCGAACCAGGCACGGCTTTGTCGTTCTCGTACTTGGAGATGGACTGTTTGGTCACACCGACCTTCAGTCTTAGCTTTTCCTGGCTTAGGCCGGCTATTCTGCGAGCCGCTCGAATTCGCTCTCCGATACTCATTGTCTCCTCCTTTCCGGTTGACATGGTATCTGTTTTTGCCGCGTTTGTCAACCGCCATTGTTATAGGCTCACCGAACCGTGGAGGAGCTGGCGGGCCCGCCCGAGGGGGCGGGGTGAGGCGGTGCCGCGCGGCCTTTACCGCGAGGCTCTCGAGCGCTGGCTCCTGGCGGGGCAGCAGTAGCAGGATCTCTCTAAGCTGCCGGCGGACCTTCCGATCCACAAGTTTGTGCTATATATAGCACAGATGGCTTGAAAAGATGGCAGATGTAGCTTAGCATACCCGAAGACTGGCGCCAGATAATGTGCGAGGCCGTGCGGGGCCGCACACCCGCGCGGCCTTTTTCTTTGCGGGAGGCGGGACATGCCGGATGAGCTGGCGGAGCAGATCGAGGAAAACGCTCAGAGCCCGCGGCGGGTCCGCGGGGACGAGGGAGAGGTCGAGCAGCAGCCCCTGAAGGACCAGATTGACGTGGACCGCTACCTGTCCTCGCGCGACGCGGTGGACGCGAGCAAGAGCCGGGGCCTCAGGTTCATGAAGATCAAGCCACCGGGAGCGGTGTGAGATGGCACCCATCCTCGACCACCTTGGAAGGCCACTGCGGGCGAAGCGGCGGGAGCTGCTTTCCGACCGGCAGGCGCGCCCGCGGGTGGTGCGCGTCATCGGCGGCGGGGGTCTGCGGGCGAGCTACGACGCCGCCCAGACCACGGACGAGAATACCCGCCACTGGGCCGCCGCCGACGCGCTGAGCGCCGATGCGGCGAACTCCTATAGCGTGCGCAAGCGGTTGCGCCAGCGGGCCCGCTACGAGGTGGCGAACAACTCCTATGCCCGCGGCATCGTGGACACCTACGCGAACGATGTCGTGGGGACCGGCCCGCGCCTCCAGCTCCTGAGCGGCGACCCCCGGCTGAACTCCGAGGTCGAGCGCGAGTGGCGGCGCTGGTGCCGCAAGGTGCATCTGGCCCGCAAGCTCCGCACGCTGCACAGAGCCCGCGCCGTCGATGGGGAGGGGTTCGGCCTGCTCCAGACAAACGACTCGTTGGACTACCAGGTGAAGCTGGACCTGCGGCTGATCGAGTGCGACCGGGTCCATAGCCCGGACGTGATGCCGCAAGCGAACAACGTGGACGGCGTCGTACTGGACGCCGACGGCAACCCGGCTAGCTACCAGGTGCTCAAGAGCCACCCAGGGGGGCTCGAGTATGGCCCCTCGCTGGAGGCAGACAGCTGGCGGGCGGAGTTCGTGCTGCACTGGTTCCGGCGGGACCGGCCGGAGCAGCACCGGGGCATCCCGGAGATAACGCCGGCGCTGCCCCTCTTCGCACAGCTTCGGCGCTACACGCTGGCGGTGCTGAGCGCCGCGGAGTTCGCGGGGAACGTGAGCGGCATCCTGACGACCGACGCCCCGCCCGACCCGAATGAGGAGGACGTGGAGACCTTCGATGCGGTCGAGGTCGAGCGCGGGATGATCATCGTGGGCCCCTATGGCTGGAAGCTGCAGCAGCTCCAGGCGCAACAGCCCACGAGCACCTACCGGGAGTTCAAGACGCAGATCCTGAACGAGATCGGTCGCTGCATCAGCATGGCGCGCAACATCGCCACCGGCGACTCCTCCGACCACAACTACGCCTCCGGCCGCCTCGACCACCAGACCTATTTCCGGGCCGTCAGCATCGTCCAGGCGGACATGGGAGCGGAGATCGTGGACCGCATCTTCTGCGCATGGCTTGCCGAGGCGGCGCGCGTCTTCGGATGGGACATCGATGAGGAGCCGGAGCACGAGTGGTTCTGGGACAAGCCGGAGCACGTGGACCCGGCGAAGGAGGCGCGGGCCCAGGTGGAGCGGCTCTCGGCAGGCACCACGACGCTGCCTGCGGAATACGCGCGCCAGGGAAAGGACTGGGAGACGGAGCTCCAGAAGGGCGCCGAGGCCCTGGGCATCACGCTGCCGGAGTATCAGCGACTGATCCGGCAGAAGCTCTTCGGCACGAAGGATGGCGCCGTGGCTGCGGAGGCCAGGTGGTTGGAGGACACGCTGGAAGACATGCTCGATACCTTTCCAAGGTGACTGGAGGACCTGAAAATGCCTTATCCCCATGAACATGCGGCGCGCCTGAAGGACCCGGATCGATACGAGAGGTTCCGCCGCGAGAACAACAAATTCGGGCCGGGCATCCACGCCATCTGGGGCATCACTGCTGACGGTAAGGTGGAGCTTCAGGCGATCCGGTTCGATGCGAGCAGGTTCACGGTCGCAGAGGCGAGGGCCTGGCTCAAGGAGCATGGTTACAAGCCTATCAGGTTCGAGCCGGCAAGCGAGGGAAAAACAGAGGCTCAGAGCGACGGGCCGTTCGACTGCGAATGTCTCGACTGCGGCTATCAGATGAGGAGTGAGAAGCATTGCCGTGACATCCGGTGTCCCCAATGCGGCGGGGACATGCGGCGTGTGGAACGTCCGGGACCCGGCCAGCGCGGCACTGCGGCGGCCATAGAGTTGAAGCTCGTCGCTCAGGCGAACGATGAAGCGCCGGTGCGCGTGCACGGCATAGCCTACAACGGCGGCCTGCTTGAGCTTAACGGCTGGCGGCACCCGGTCGTAATAGACCTCGAGGGGCTGTCCATACCGGACGCGGTGCCGCTGCTCGTCAACCACGAGAACCGGACCGGGAGCCGGATCGGCGTCGTCCGGGCCGAGGTGCGAGATGGGGCGCTTTACATCGAGGGCGAGGTGCTCTCCTCCAGCAGCGTGGCCAGGGGAGTCGTGGAGCAGGCCCGCGCCGGCGCGGACTGGCAGCTTTCGGTCGGCGTCGACGCGCAGGAGACCGAGGTGGTGAGCGACAGCAAAACGGTCAACGGGAAGGCCCTCAAGGGGCCCTTCCATCACGTGAAGCGGTCGGTGTTGCGCGAGGTCTCGGTGCTGCCCATAGCGGCAGACATGCGGACCTCGCTGCGCATCGCCGCCGGGTTCAGTGCAAGGGAGGTGGAAGCCATGAATCAGTTCGAGAAGTGGCTCGAAGAGAAAGGCTGGAAGCCGGATGAGCTCACGCAGGAGCAGGTCAGGAGCCTGCGGGCGGCCTGGGAGGCCGAGGTCAAGCCCTCGGAGGGCGAACCCAAAGCAGAAGGCCAGAATGAGTCCCAGGAGCCCGATCCGGCAGCGGAGCTCCGGGCCAAGGCGGCCGCCGAGGCGAAGCGGCAGGCCGAGGTGCTGCGGATCTGCGGCACGTTCCGCGAGCGTATGCCCGCCGAGCAGGTGGCGCAGATACAGGCGAAGTCCCTGGAGGAAGGCTGGGACGCGCTGCGAACCGAGGTGGAGCTGCTGAGGGCCGAAAGGCCGAAGGCGCCCACGGTCGTGGCGCGGACCGAAGAGCAGGGGCCGAAGGTGCTGGAGGCCGCGCTCTGCCTGGGCACCGGCCTGAGGGAGGATGCGGTCGTCAAGGCATGCGGCGAGCAGGCCGTGGAGGCCGCCCGCAGTCGCTACGGCGGGCCCATCGGGGCGCGCATGTTCATCCTGGAGGCGGCCTGGGCCAACGGCTTCACGGACCGCCATATCCACACGGGCAACCTGCGCGCCGCGCTCCAGGCGGCGTTCTCCACACAGAGCGCCAGCGGCATCCTCTCTAACGTGGCGAACAAGGTCCTGCTGGACGCCTACAGCCACGTGGAGAGCGCGTGGCGTGAGATCGCGCGCATCCGGCCGGTGAACGACTTCAAGCAGGTCACGCACTACCGCCTGACCGGCGACATGCAGTACGAGGAGGTCGGGCCGGGCGGCGAGCTCAAGCACGCGGCGACGAACGAGGAGTCCTACACCGTCCAGGCGCGCACCTACGGGAAGATCTTTGCGATCACCCGGCAGGACATCATCAACGACGACCTGGGCGCGTTCGATGACCTGCGCACCATGCTCGGCCGGGGCGCGGCGCTGAAGATCAACAACGTGTTCTGGACGGAGTTCCTCGACAACTCCAGCTTCTTCACGGCCGCTCGCAGCAACTACGCCACCGGCGCCGCGACGGCGCTGAGCGTAACCTCGCTGAGCACGGCCGAGAAGATGTTCATGGACCAGACCGATGCCGACGGGCATCCGCTGGGCGTCTCGCCGAAGAAACTGCTGGTGCCGACGGCGCTGAAGAGCACCGGCTGGCAGATCCTCAACAGCGTCGAGCTGGCGGAGGGCTCCAGCAGCAAGGCCCCGACGCGCAACCCGCACGCGGGGCAGTACGACCTGGTGGTGAGCGCCTACCTGGGCAACTCCAGCTATACCGGCTACAGCACCGCGGCCTGGTATCTGCTGGCCGACGCTGCGGACCTGGCGGTCATCGAGGTCGTGTTCCTGAATGGCAAGGAGACGCCCACGGTCGAGTCGGCGGACGCCGACTTCGACACGCTCGGCGTGCTGGTGCGCGGCTATCACGACTTCGGCGTGAGCAAGGCCGAGTACCGCGCCGGCGTGAAGATGAAGGGCGAGGCGTAACAGCAGGCCTAGAGGCCCATAGGCCTGAGGCCTGAGACCTGAGGAACGGAGGACTGAAAGATGGCAACCCCGCTGGTGAAGTACGTGCAGACGGGCGCGAGCATCGACTACACGCCGGGCTCGGACGTGTCGGCGGGCGACGTGGTCGTCCAGGGCGATCTGGTCGGCGTGGCCACGCACGACATCGACGCCAACGCCAAGGGCTCCCTCGCGGTTGAGGGGGTGTTTGACTTCCCCAAGGACACCGGCTCGGCCTCGGCCATCAGCGCCGGCACGAAGCTCTACTGGGACGCCAACAACGAGGTGGCGACCGACACGGCGGGCTCGAACAAGTACCTGGGCAAAGCCGTGGCCGATGCCGCCGCAAGCGACGAGACCGTGCGCGTGCGGCTGAGCCAGTGAGCGCTTCGACGAGAGGCGGCGGCGGAGGGCGGGCCGGTCTTGGATCTCGCCCGCCCCCCGGCCTGGGCGGAGGCGCGGCATGGAGTTGAGCGTCTGCATCCCGTCGTTGAACCGCAACCGGATCCCGTGGCAGGGGCGCATGCTGGAGCTCTTGCCGCGCTGCCTGGACAGCCTGGCCCGGGCGCTGGACGCGGCCGGTGTCGAGGCCGAGGTCATCATCGCGGACGGCGGCAGCGAAGATTGGCCGCCGGCCGAGTGGGCTCCGCAGCGCATCGCACCGATGCCCGTCAGGGTCTTGGACGCGGGACGGCCCTTTATGCGAGGTCGGGCGCGGAACGTAGCAGCAGAAGCAGCGAGAAGCGACGTGCTGTTCTTCTGCGACGCGGACATGCTCGTTCCGGCGCGCGTCATCGAGCGCGGCTTGGAAGTGGCGGCGGGGGGCCGGGGCTACTTCCCCCTCTACAAGCGCTTCAGTGGCCCCGAGCACACCTCGCAGGTGCCAGGCAGCGGGCACGGCAACTGCGTTGTGCTCGCGGCCCACTGGCGGGCGAGTCGGTGGCCGGAGCGGCTCAGGTGGGGAGGTGAAGACACCGCCTTTGCCCGCTGGTTCAGCGCGCGCGGCCTGATGGTGCGGGAGGCGGTTCCCGGTTTCGTGCATCAGTGGCACCCGAAAGGGGGAGCGGCCGATGGCCATTGACCCCTACGCTACACATATGGCCGTTCTGGCGGCCTGCGCCATGCGCGCGGAAGGGCCGGTCCTGGAGCTCGGGGTCGGCTTCTACTCCACGCCGCTGCTGCACGTCATCTGCGCCATGCGCGGACTGCGGCTGGTGAGCGTGGATAAGGTCCATGCCTGGCTGGAGCGTTTCGGGCGGCTCCGCGGACCCGCGCACGAGCTTCGCATCGCTTCGATGCCAGCGGACGCGCCCGACCTCGCGCAGTCGGCCTGGGGCTTGGCTTTCGTGGACAACGCCCAGAGCGAGCGCGCGCCGTGGATCGCCGCGCTTGCGGACAGGGCCGACCTCATCGTTGCACACGACACACAAGTGCCGATGTCCTACGGCTACGAGACCGCTCTGGCGGGCTTCCGCCACGGCTATACGTATAGGCCCGGCCGAGAAGCCCCCGGTCCATGGACAACCGTGGTGTCGAATCGAGTGCCGCTTAAGTGGCTGAAGGAGCTGCTGAGCTGATGCTGCTCGCACGCATCCACTTCATCTGGATTGGATCAAGGCCGATGCCCGCCTGGGCCAGGCGCAACATCGAGGAGTTCCGCCGCCTGAACCCGGCGCACGAGGTCCGCGTGCACGGCGAGGAGGTGCTGTTGGACAGCCTGGCCGCCGTCTACGGCAAGGTCAGCGGCGCCTGCTCTAAGGCGGACCTGCTTCGCTACTCGGCGCTGCGGCGCTACGGCGGATGGTACTTCGACTGCGACTTCTGGCCGCTGCGCCCCGTGGCGGACATCGAGCGGGCCTATCTGCTGGACGGCTCGCGGCTGTTCGTCACTGAGCAGCATGGCAACCGCAACCCGCAGCTGACGCTGGCAAACGGCGTGCTGGCCGCCTCACCGGACTGCGAGGCGCTGCAGGTTCTGGAGCGCCTTATTCTTGAGACGCGGCCGCCCTACAACCGCTGCAGTTTCGGGCCGCTGCTGATGCTGCGGCTCCAGCGCGAGCGCCCCGACCTGCTCAGGGTCGGGGCCTGGCCCTGGTTCTACCCGGCGGAGGTGGGCCGCGCGGGAAGGCTCTATGACATCGTCCGGCAGCGCGGGCCCGAATGCTCCAGGCATTTCGCGCCCACGGGCGGGCAGGTCCCCTTCGCGATGCACTTGTGGGCGGGCGGGCGCACCAAAATACCGAAGGCGGGAGGGCCGGTCATTGCGCACCTGAATCCGAACGGACGAGGACCCTGGAGCGGCAGGCGGGCTACGGTCGCGGCTCTGGACGTTCAGTGGCGGGACCGCACTCAGCCCTTTCGGGCGGTGGCCGAGGGACTGGCCGGCCTGGGGTTCGACGTCTCCGTCATGAGGCTCGGCGAGCAGGGCCTGCTGGACGCGGCCGACCTGGTCGTCTTGTGGAATGGCCGCAAGGGCAGGTGGCGCGAGCTCAAGCACCAGGCCCGGGCGCTGGGTATCCCGACCATCATCATGGAGCATGGGTTCTTCGACCGGCGCGCCTACACCCAGATTGACCACCTGGACATCCTGCACTGGGCCTCCTGGACGGCGGAGCTGCGCAACCCGGCCCCGCCTGAGGGAGGGGCGCGGCTCGCCAGGGTGTGGCCCCACAGGCTGAGGCCATTCGGTGGCCGCGATGGCTACGTGCTGGTTCTCGGGCAGGTGCCCGGAGACTCGCAGATGCAGGAGAGCGAGGTGTCCCTGCCGACGCCCCTGAAGAAGGCCGTGGCGCGCTCGCTGCCGCGGGGCGTAGATGCCGTGTTCCGGCCCCACCCGCGGGCCGGCTCGAAGCGGGTCTCTTACCTGCGGCGCTGCGAGGCGCGGACGATTGTGGAGGCCATCGAGGGGGCGCGTTTCGCGGTCATGATCAACTCGAACGCCGGCAACGAGTGCCTTGCGCTCGGTTGCCCGGTGCTATGCCTGGGGCCGGCGCTCTACGCGCAGGCGGGCGTGGCGAAGCAGACGCGGATGAGCAACTTCAAGCGGACGCTGCTCGAGATGCTCGCCGGATGGCGCCCGGACGGCGGGGCCGTGCGGAACTACCTGCACTGGCTCGCCTGCCGGCAGTACAACCAGCAGGAGATGCGCGAGGGCGAGGTCCTGGCGCGGCTCCTGGAAAAGGTGATGCCGCATGAGAGACATGCTCCAGAACGGGCTCGCGTGGCTGCGGGCGCAGCGTAAGGCGCACGCCAGCCGCACGGTGACCTACCGGCGCGGGGAGGACTCCGTGCAGCTATCCGCCACGGTCGGGATGACCGTGCTCCGGTTGGAGGATGACTACGGCATCGAGCAGCGGCTCACGAGGCGCGACTACCTGATAGAGGTGGCGGACCTGGTGCTTGCCGGGCAGCAGGTCGAGCCGCAGGCCGGAGACCGCATCGAGGAAGCGGACGGGGAGACGACCTGGGTCTACGAGGTCATGGGACCTGGCGGCGGCGAGCCGGACTGGCGATACAGCGACCCGTATCGCAGGGTTTACCGCATCCACACGAAACACGTCGAGACTCAGGAGGCGTGAGAGATGGACGACGCAGTAAAGGTGCCCCTGGACAGGTTCGTCCGCGAGGTCGCGCGTGAGGCGGCCCGGACAGTGATCGAGGAGCACGTCGCAAGCTGCCCGGCGCGCTCGAAGGCGGCGGAACTGAATAGCCGCCTGCAGCGCGTGGAGGTGCGCTTTGCGGCGCTCGTCGCCTTCATGGCGGGGAGCGGAGCTCTCGGAGGCCTGGCGGGCGCGGCCCTGGCGGGCCTGCTGCGTGGAGGCTGACCCGTGGCGCAGATAGTGGATGTGGCGGAGGCTGTGGTCCAGGAGCTGAACGCGCAGAGCTGGAGCGCGGAGCTGACGGCCACGCGCTCGTGGCGGCCGCAGTTCGACCTCGAGGACCTCCAGGGACTCCGTGTGACCGTGGTGCCACGCTCGGTGACGCTCACCCGAGCAAGCCGGGCCGAGCACCAGGAAGACTACATGGTGGATATCGGCATCCAGCAGAGGGTTTCGGACCTAGACGCGGACGTGGACGCGCTCGTGGGGCTCGCGGAGGAGATTGCGGACCACTTCCGGGGCCTGCTGCTGGAGGATCCCGAGGTTGTGTGCACCTCGGTGAGTGTGGAGCCGGTCGCGGCGCCGGACCACCTGGAGGAGATGCGCACGTTCACCAGCGTCGTGCAGCTCACGCTGCGGGGATGGAGGTGAGAGACATGGCGCTGCCCATCGGCATGGGCGGGCGGAGCGGTTTCACGCTCAACATCAGGGTCAAGGAGCTGTTCTTCGACCGCGCCGCCGTCAAGAGCATGATGGACCGGCGGACGCGGGCGTTTCTCGGCGGCATAGGGGCCTGGACGCGCACGGTCGCGCAGCGGTCAATCCGCAAGCGCCGCGGCTATGCCCCGCCTGGCCAGCCTCCGCACAGTCACGCCGGTTGGCTTCGACGCGGCATCATTTTCGCGCTCGAGCCGGCGCGGCGCTCCGTCGTCATCGGCCCCATGAGGCTCAGGGGCCGGTCGCCCTACGGGGAAACCACGGTCCCTGAGGTGCTGGAATACGGAGGCACCGTGGCCCGCAGGGATAAGCGCCGCGGGCGCAAGGTCTATCGCTACGAGCCGCGGCCTTACATGAGGCCGGCGCTCGAAAAGGCCCTCGCGCGGCAGGACAGATTCTGGTCGGAGTCCATTCAAAGAGCAGGGAGGTGAGTCCAGATGGCAAAGAAGCTCGGAAGACAGTGCAAGTTGTACTACTCGGACACGCTCCTGGACGGGAGCGTGAACACGCCCGCCTCGGTCACGTGGAACGAGATACAAAACGTGCGCGACCTCACGCTCAACCAGGAGAAGGGCGAGGCCGACGTCACCACGCGGGGTAGCGGCGGGTTCCGCCAGACGCTGGGAACCCTCATAGACGGCTCCGTAGAGTTCGAGATGCTGTGGGAGACCAGCGATACCGCCTTCAGCGCGCTCCAGGACGCCTTCTACAACGACACCGAGATCGCGCTGGCGGTCATGGACGGCGACATCGACGCCGCCGGCTCGGAGGGGCTGGTGAGCAACTTCTCAGTGACCAGTTTCACGCGGTCGGAAGCCCTCGAAGAGGGCGTCACGGTGAGCGTGACGATCAAGCCGTCGAGCTACACCGAATGGTATGTGGTCTCGAGCTAATGAGGACCTGAGAGAGGAGGAAGGCGAATGCACGCCTTTCGCGACACCGCGGGGCGGACCTGGCAACTGAGCGTCACGTTTGGCTCGGCCAAACGCGTCAAGGCCCTGCTCGGCATCAACCTGCTGGAGCTCGAGGGCGGTGATCCGCCCCTGCTCACGCGCCTGGGCACCGATGTGATGCTGCTCTGCGACGTGATCTTCGCCCTCATCAAGCCGCAGGCGGACGCCCTGGGCGTGAGCGATGAGCAGTGGGCGGAGGCTATGGGCGGGGACGCCATTCTGGCGGCTCAGACGGCGCTCTATGAGGAGCTGACGGATTTTTTCCAGAGCCGGGGCCGCAGGGATGTGGCCACGGCGATAGAAAAGCAGCGGCGGCTGGTGGACGTGGCGGTAAGGGTCGCGGAGAGCCGGATAGAGGCGCTGGACCCCCAGCGCGAGGTCGAGTCGATCTTTGGCGACTCGGCTACGAGCTCGCCGGAATCGCCGGGGTAGCGCCCGACCCCTTCACCCTGCGGGAGCTGGTGTGGATGGCCGAGGCGAGGGCCCGAAGCGAGTGGGCACAGACGAGCTCAATGATGGCGCTCGTCGCAAACGTGAACCGCAACCCGCGCCGCAGGCGGCGGCCCTACCGCCCGGACGACTTCAACCCGTTTGCGCAGGGCAGCCGCGAGGGCATCGCTCTGACCCCGGAGAACATAGGGCTCTTGAAGGGCCTGGTGGCCGGCAGGCGGAGGCCATGAGCAGTCAGCGACAGCGAGAGCTGGAACGCCTCATTGCGGCGCTCCGCGCCGCCCGGGAATATGCCGAGCTGCACCCTGACCACGCCGCCACGAGCCATCCGGTGATGAGCCTCGTCAGCTCGCCCGCGCTCTACAGGCTCCTGGAGGATGTGGCGCGTGATCATCTGCGTCGGCTGATAGTAGAGGAGGCGCTCGCAAGATGCCGACGACGGGAGCAATAAAGGCCGGGCGCGCCTGGGTGGAGATCTTCGCGGACGACTCCAAGCTGGTCCGCGGACTCAAGAGCGCGCAGTGGAAGCTGAAAAGGTTCGGGCAGGGCCTGCGCGGAATCGGCACGAGGGTGGCCGCGGCAGCAGGCGCGGCGGCCGTGCCGCTTGTCATCTCCATACGCCAGGCTGGCGACGCGATGGAGACGCTGAACAAGTTTCGGGCGGTCTTCGGCGACCTGTCCGATGAGGCAGATGAGTTCGTGCAGTCGCTGGTGCGCTCGCTGGGGCGCTCGCGCACCGAGATAAGGGACGCCCTGTCATCCTTCCAGGCCTTCTTCCTCGGCCTGGGATTCGGCAAGCGCGAGGCGATGCGGATGTCGATGCAGATGGAACAACTCTCCATCGACTTCGCCTCCTTCTACAACCTCCAGGATCCGGAGGCCCTCGAGAAGTTTCAGAGCGGGCTGGCCGGCATGTCCCGGCCGCTGCGCGAATACGGCATCAACCTGCTCGACAGCGCCGTCGAACAGAAGATGCTGGCGATGGGCATGCGCAAGGTCGGAAAGGAATGGACGCAGCAGCAGAAGGTCCTCGCGCGGGCCGCCATCATCATGGAGGCGATGGGCAAGCAGGGCGCCGTCGGTGACGCCGAGCGGACAGCCGGCTCGTTCCAGAACCGCTTGAAGGCGCTCAGGGGCACGCTCAGGAACCTTTCCGAGGATGTCGGCATGGCTCTCCTCGATGTGGTGACGCCCCTGGTGGACAAGCTGGTGAAGGTCGTGCGCGCTGTGGGCGATTGGGTCCAGAAGAACAAGGATTCCATCCGCGCGCTCTTGAGGATTGTCCTGCTGGTCGGCGGATTGGGGGTCGGGCTCGTCGCCCTCGGGACCGCCATTCAGCTCGTGGCTTTCTCGCTGGGCGGGCTGGTCTCCACGCTGGGTGTCATCCATGGCTTGCTTGCAGCGGTCGCGACGGTCGTCGGCGCGCTTGCATCTCCCATTGGGGCGGTGGTGGCCGCTCTGGCTGCCTTGGGCGGATATCTGCTCAAGGTCACAGGGCTGTGGGACAGGGTCACCACCTGGCTCGGCAAGAGCTTCAGCTGGCTCAAGGATGTTGCCCTCCGGGCCTTCGGCGGCATCAAGGACGCCCTGGCCGCCGGGGATTTCGCGCTTGCGGCGCGCATCGCCTGGAATGCAGTCGAGCTGGTCTGGCTGAAGAGCACAAAGAAGCTGCGCGAGGCGTGGGAGAAGCTGGTCTTCGGGGTGCGCGCGGCGTGGGAGATAGCCGCGCATGCCCTGACCAGCACCTGGATCAAGGCGGTCGCCGCACTCAAGAAGGCCTGGGCCGAGTTCACCGGCTGGTGGCGGAGCACGCAAGAGCGCCTTTCGGGCGGGCTGGCGAAGCTGATGCTGAGGTGGGAGGCCGCCCGCACCGGCAGGAGCGAGGAGTGGCTGCGCACCGCACTCTCCTCCGTGGACGCAGAGACCCGCGCAGCCCTCGCGCGGATCGAGAGCGAACGCCAGTCCAGGCTGAAGGCCGCAGAGGATGAAAAGAAGGCCATGCTCGCCGCGGAGCGGGAGCGGCACCGGGAAGCGCTGGCCGACATAAGCCGCGAGTACGATGCGCAGATAGACGCCGCGGAGAAGGCCCTTGACAAAGCTCGTCGTGAATACGATGAAGCACTCGAGGAGGCCAGGCGGAAGCGCGAGCAGGCCGAGGCGGAAGCGCCCGGTAAACTCGCCGGGCTGGAGGCAGCCGCAGCCGCAGGGGTAGCCGGTGCCGCAGCCATGGCCGCCCGTCTCGAGGCCGTGGGGACCTTCACCGCCTTCCGCCTCGGCGGGCTGGGTGCCGGAAACGCTCTCAGCCGCACCGCCGAGGCCACAGAGGAGACGGCCCGCAACACGGAGAAGCTCGTCGAGCAGGCCAATGAGTCCAGGCTGGTATTCGGGAGCTGAGGATGACATCGCCTAGCCCTTCCCCGTCGATCACCGTCGAGGAGCTGCAGGACAGCAGGGAGATCGTAACAGGGGCCAACGCCTCTGCGACGTTCCGCTACATCGTGCGGGGCACGGCGGACGAGAGCGAGGCGCTCATCGCGCTGCGGGACGCCAGCCCTTCTTCTTGGGGCACGCTGGTCAGGGCAAGCCGCCAGGTGCGCCCCATCTTCGTGGAGGTGGAGCAGCCCGAGCGTTGCATCTGGGAGGGCACCGTCAGCTATGCGAAGTACTCCCGCTCCGAGCCGCCGGCTACGGGGGATTCGGTCTTCAGCTTCGACACCGGCGGCGGCACACAGCACATCACGCAGAGCCTGGCCACGACTGGCGTCTACCCGCCCGGAGCGGACAGGCACGGCGGCGCGATCGGCGTGACGGGGGAGGGCCGCATCGAGGGCGTGGACATCACAGTGCCCATTTACAACTTCTCCGAGACGCACTACATCGCTGCCGAGGAGGTCACCCTCGGCTACAAGCTCACGCTGGCCAGCCTGACCGGCAAGGTCAACGACGCCCCATGGAAGGGCTTCTCGGGCGGCGAGGTCCTGTTCCTCGGCGCTTCCGGCTCCCGCCGCGGCACGGAGGACTGGGAGATAACCTTCCGTTTCGCGGCCAGCCCGAATCGGACGGGCATCACCATCGGCAGCATCACGGGTATCTCGAAAAAGGGCTGGGAATACCTGTGGGTGCTCTACGAGACGGTCGAGGGGGATGAAGGCGCGGTCAAGCGCCCGAAGGCGGTCTACGTGGAGCAGGTTTACGAGTACGCGAACTTCGCGCTCCTGGGAATTGGCGACTGAGAGATGGGCGATACGTTCCGGAAGGTCCGGGATGGCGAGGAGCTGAAGATACCGGCCGGCGCCTACAACGCCTTCATCGACGCCGCCCTTGCGCATCAGAAGTCCCAGAACATCCTGTCCGCCTCGGAGCCGCCGGGCCGCCAGGCAACCGTCGCCCTCATCCTGAACGATACGGGCGCCGACCGCGACCGGTTCGACATCCTCGGCATCGCCGGGCCCGTGTTTGATGCGAACGCTGAGCACGTGGTGCTGCAGGGTGTCAGCCCCTCCTGCGAAGGCTACGCAGGACGGTTCGGGGTGCTGCTGCAGCCCCTGCCGGCGGGGAAGATCGGCCGCGCGGTCGTGGCCGGGGTCTGCGCCGTCCGCCTCTACGTGGAGGATGAGGCCACGGCGGACTATGCCGAGGCCAGCTCCAGCTACTCTTCGCTGCGGGCGGGCGCGAGCGGCTCGGCCTTCGTGCTCTGGCGGGACGGCGGCACCGGCACGCAGTGGGCCATCGTGCGCCTCGGCAACCTTGACCCGGACTTCATCTGCCCCTCACCATCGCCGAGCCCCTCACCTTCACCATCGCCGTCCCTGAGCCCCAGCCCGTCGCCGTCGCCAAGCGCGAGCATCTCTCCGTCGCCATCGCCAAGCGCGAGCATCTCTCCGTCGCCATCGCCAAGCGCGAGCCCCAGCCCGTCGCCGTCCCCAAGTGGGAGCATCTCACCGTCGCCGTCGCCGAGCGCTGCCCTACCGGACGAGCTGCACGTGACGCTCTGCGTGATGGGCGGAACCTTCGACGCCTTTGAGGGCGATCACACGCTGACGCGAGTCGAGCCAGGCGGCCTCGTGTGGCGTGTGCAATACACCGAGCCAATGGAGGCGGAGATCGAGCTCTGGTGGGCCGATGCTGTCGGCGGGTCATGGTACGTGGCGCTCCGCGTGCCGGACGACGGCTGCTCGCTCATCTGGTGGAAGCGGGACCCGAGTGGCGCCGACCCGTGGGACTTCTACGACCGCGCGAGCTGTCAGGACGCGGGATGCCTGGACGAGGAGAGCTGCGAGGTTTCGGCTGACGCAACCTGCGAGGTGACGCTGGCCGGCTCGGAATGCCCGGTGGAGCCGAGCCCGTCAGCGAGCCCGTCGCCCTCGCCCAGCGCCAGCCCCAGCCCATCGCCATCTCCATCGCCGAGTCCAAGCCCGAGCCCCTCACCGTCGCCGTCTCCGAGCCCAAGCCCGCCTGGCTGCCCGACTGACTGCTCGGGCTGCGGAACCTATCAGCTCGACACCACCGGTTGCCCGGTGGGTGGGGCCACGCACGATGTTATTTACCTCGAGGACTGCACCGTTGATTGCACCGATATCCTCGCAATGCAGCCCGATTACTTCGCCGGCTGTGATCCCGAGGACAATCGATGGAACGTGTGCACGAGGGGAACCATAATGCCCGTCGTCTGTTGCCACTACGAGGACACGAATCACCCGTCGAACTGCCCCGATGGTTCCTACGACGTGCTCCTGGTGAGCAACTGCGGCGGCATGGGGTGCCCTGGCGGCACCTGCGATGAGACTGTGGATGTGTACTCTGTGTGAGGTAACGGCCATGGCCACGAAACAGGAGAAGGCTGCCTGGCGGCGATACTGCTTGACCGAGTGCGAGTACTTTCGCCGCCTCTGCTCGCGCCTCCAGGGGCCGTCAGGCTACACGCGGTTCTGCTGCTACTCGCCCGCGCGCGGTGGACCGGATCCCGACCCCGCAAACTGGCGCGAGCAGGACAGCGCGTTCTACAGCGACGCCGGGAACTGTCCGCTTGACCGCTGGAGGTCGCTCCCGCCGATGGACTTCGAGGCCGAGCGCGAGAGGATTCGACTCCAGAACTACGCCGGCATCCGCGCGGCGCCGATGGGCAAGCGGATTCACCAACGCCTCGTTCGCGGGCTGCTTGAAGGACTGCCTCTCCGAGCCGTGCATGACAAGATCGTGGCTGCCGTGGGGAGTCAGGAGCTCTACCTGTGGCTCATAGTCGACATCCTGGGCGATCTGGAGCGAGCGGGTATCGCACCGCCAAACAGTCGCCTCGAGGTGCTCCGCAACGGTGCGGATGCCATCCTCAAGGCTCAGTGGGGCGGGAATGATGCTGCTTACGAGGCCCTGCGGGACTGCGTCGAATCGGGCGCCTGCACGCGCTCTGAGGCCGAGGCAATCGCCCAGGAACTTGGCGTCACGGAGCCCACATAA